GGCATGCCCGCCCGGTTGAGCGGTGTCCAGTCGATAGAAAGTCCCTTGTAGTCTGTGACGTCTGTCTCGCCTGTGACTGCATTCTGCGTGAGTTGCGGGTAGCCGTAAATGCTGACCTGCGAAACGGCTTTCCCGCGTACCCATCGTTTGAGATCTGGTGCGCTTTTGTCGATGAGCCCTCGGAAGTACGCTACGCCGTCCTTCATCTTTGCGCCAATCCAATGCGTGACCGGCTGGGGGAACTCCGTCGCGACGTCCTCTGCCTTTTGGTGTCCCAAAAAGCCGGGCAATCCAACGGAATTTACCTCGCCGACAATGCTACTGAGCGCGTTTTCGGTGTAGTTCCAGCCTCGCGTGCTCTTTCCCGCCGGTACTGCCATAACGACCTCTAGCGGGTCGTCGTCGCCCTTCTTCAGCGCGTCTGTGTTCGCCCACCCCGCAACGGGAATGTCGTCCACCTTCATTTCGCCGGTGAGCCGCGCCGTGAGCCCGATGAATCTTGTTCTTTTCGCTCCCATCTGTCCTCACCTCCTTTCGGTGTGGCATAAGAAAACGCCCGCAAGAAAATCCTGCGAGCGCAATCTGCGTCCTGTGTCAGTATATAACGCCTTTTTCGTGCGGAATCGTCCCGATGTCGCCCTCCGTTTTGAGGCTGATGAGTGTGTCGAAGAACGAGTGAAGAAGAACGTTGTAGTACGAAAGCATCGAGCCTTTCGGTGGCTGGTAGTTGTTCGCCATCGTCTCTAGCTCTGCTTCGTCGTCGAGAACGCTCCGAAGGAAGGAATCTTCCTCGCCGTCGAACGTGACCTTTACGCTGCCGTCGTCGTCCTCCGTCGCCTCGATGACGTAGGTGTGCTTCCATCGCTTGCCTTTCGCCGTGATTTTCGCTTTCATGTGGTTTGCCTCCTAGAGTATTGCCAAGATGCCGAGAATCCATTCGCACATATCTTCGTCCTGCATGAGGGTGAGCGGGTCTGCGAAAGCGAGCTCGAATCCCATAGAAACAAGTTCGTAAGCATATCCTCCGTAGTCCTTTCCCATGTACATTTTAACGAATTTGTCGCGCCTCGCCTTTTCCTTTTTGTCGTAGCCCTCTCCAAGCCATTCTAACGCGCATCCCTTCGTTCGTCTATCGTAGAACGCCTTTTCAAGCTGCAACAGGTCTGGGACTGTCTTTTCCATCCTGTGTCCGATTTCGTGAAAAGCGCACTTGATACGCCGTTCCTCTGCCTCGCCTGTTACTGCGAGAACCTTGTAATAATCGTTGTAGTATCCTCTGCTTTTGATTTTCTTCGTTTCGAGCGTCCCGCGCTGAAATGACATATCCGTCCACTCTCGCGGGTAGTGCCGGTAGGCTTTCTCAACGGCCTCTCTTGCCTTGCCGCTTTTTGTACGGAAGTGTTTTGCGAGCTCTGCTTCGTCTACGCCGACCTCTCGAATCTTTCCGAGGTGCGCCGCGAGCGTCTTTGCGTTTCCTGTCCATCTGGAATAGAACGCCGCGCAGTATTTCTCATAAAGATCGTGCTTTGTTTGTTCGAGCCGCTTGTATTCTTCGTAATTATCGTTTCCGATGTGCCGCTCGCGCTGGTAGAAGTCCCTACATGCTTTTACTGCGTCGTCGTATGCTTTGTATGCTGTCTTGTGAGCCGCCTCGCGCTCTGCGAAAGAAGTCTCCTTTTTGAGATCGTCGAGAAATTCCTTTCCCGCCGCCTTGACGGTCGCCTCGCGCTCTGCCGCTGTCATCGTCGGGAGAATCTTGTAGCGGTCGCGCAAGTTCGCGAGCGTCTTTTTCTCCGTCTTGACCGGCGACTGGAAAAGCGTCTTGCCGTTCTTTGTGAATAGATCGCCGCCGCTTTTCTCGAATCGCTTGTAGTTCGCGCCGTACCACTTTTCGATGTCTGGCTGGCTTGCTGGGTCACTCGCCCATGCCCGTAGACGTTTCGCTAGCGCGACCGGGTCTTCAGGCGCGGGCTGAATCGTGCAAAGGCAGTTGGGGTGTGCCGGGCTAAGCGGGCAATCTTTCGCGTCGTAGTAGCCGTGACCGTCGCCTCCGTTCGCGTATGCGTCGCAAATATCCGCTCGCGGGTGCGTGTTGGAAAGAACCCATCGAACACGCTTCACCGCCGGGCTCGCCTTGCACGCCGCTATCGTCGCCTCGCCGTAGGCCGCCGTGAGCTCCGTCCGCGCAAGCCGTAGCGCGTTGTAGTCGAGGTTGATTGGAACCCTCGCCCCCATGCGCTTCATCATGCCGGGGAAATGTGCGCTCGTAACCGCCGCGCCCTTGTTGACATACGTCTCCAAGGCTCGCGCCACCTTCACCGCGTCCTCGCCGACGCCAGCCGTAACGATGTCGCGCATGGTGTCCCGCGTGCTCTTTGTTGTGTTCCAGATGCGGTCGGACAGGTGCAGCCCGTCCTTATACGTCCTCGCGTATGCTGCCGCTACGGCTCGCTGCCGGGCGAACTCGAAAGCGCGTATCATGGGCTCTGTCGCGAATCCTGCCTCGCGCAACACGTCGAGCGTAATGTCCTTCGTGAAGCTGATGCCCTCTGTCGCGCCGGTGCTGATCGCGTTTTCCAGCGCGTCTGTCAGCCCTCGGAATAGCGTCTGTTGGTCGAAGTCGTCGTTTATGGCAACGAGCAACGCCTCCGTGCTCCGTGCGCCGCCCTGCTTGAACTGTGAGAGGATGCGCAAGATCGCGTCGTTATACAGCTTCGTTATCTGCCTGTCCGACTTCGCAAGGGCTCGAAGAAACCTCCGCCGCGCCTCTAGCGCGTATCGCTGGTACGGGCCTGCCGTCGCCTTGATTTCGTCGAGCTCCCTACTCATTTACGCCTTGCCTCCTTCGTCGCCGCTGCCGTTCTTCAATTCGTTGTCGATTTCTGCCGCCTGCCTGTCCTGCGTGTACGCTTCTTCGATGGGCTGATTCATCATGCGGCTTTCCTCGATTTTCTCGCGCTCGCCCGGCTGTCCGTCCTTGCCCTCCCACTCGCTCATGGTGTCGATGTATCGGGAGAGGTAGTCAACCGCGCTCTGCGACGAAATGAGATTGCTGCCGAGCGCCATAGTCAGCGCGTTCGTTATGCTCGCGAGCGTTTGCGCGTCCGCTTGTTCGTCCTTGTCCATGACAGCATCCCAAACGACGTCCGAGGCGAAACTTGTGAACCGCTCGCCGGTCGTCGCCGACAGCATAGCCAATGCCATGCGGGCGAACATCTGCCACGAGCTGGCGACTTGCTCGCGCTTGCGGTCGATGCGCCTGCAAAGAATCGGGGTTTGCTCCTTCGTGCTCGCCTGCGAGCTTGCGATGTGTACGCCAAATGCGAACTCTGGAACTTCGGACGTGTCAACAATGCAATAAAAGATAAACTGAAGGAGCGTAGACGTGTCGCCAATGGCTGACGCGCACTCAACGAATTTCGCGTCCTCATCGTTTCGGAGCAGGAAAAGGTCTTTCCCGTTCATGTCGATAGTCGTCTGCCGTCCGCTCTGCAAATCCTTCATCGCTTGCGGGAAATTGTTCTGCAAGAAGGTCTTGACGTCCGCGAGCTTGAAGGAGATTTTCGGTGTCGAGTGCATCTTGCTGCCGGAAATCGCGTGAATCATGACATCGTTGTACGCCTTGAGAAAAGGCTCGATAGGCTCTAGCTCCGAGTAGCCGTGGAGCTCCGTTTCGTCAGGCTCGTTCTTAAAATGAACAATCGGGATAAACCCCCAAGGATTTGCTTCCTGCGTGCTCTCCACGCCCTCTGGAGCTCTTCCTTCTACGGTCGTCGTGACCTCCGTCTTTGTGATGCGCTGCCGGTAGCTGTACTCCTGAAGATCGCCGTTTTCGTCTACCCACTTGTTCTTCGTGAGAATCGTAACCGCCGTGTACTCATGCGTAACGGGGTCGTATTCGAGCCCGCCGGTCGGGATTTGCTCTGGTGGGACAATCACGCAGCCGAGTCTCGTCTGCGTCCTGTTTTCCGGGTAAAGCGTAGTGTCGGCCGGCAGGTTGACGAGCCGCAGAAAAACCTCTCCGTCAATCAAATTCTTTTGGTGGACGCGCTGCATGGTGGACGTGAGCCCTTCGCAGAACGTGTCGAGCGCGTCTTGCGCCCGTTCGTCCTCGCAGGTGAAAGAAGGTGTTCCCATGAACCCAGCGAGCGTGTTGATGACCGGCTTTGCGAATCCCGCGCCGAGCTTGTAGTTGTCGTCCCTGTTGTAGTACAGGTCGCGTGCTCGCCTGTAGTCTACGTGTCCCTCGATGTTGAGCGAGTACGGTGCGGAATACATATTCCGCACGTTGAAGAACCAGTTGGACATTCGCAACCGGCTCATTTCGCCTTGTGCTCGCCTCGCCCATCGTGAAATGAAATTAGCCATAGAACCTCGCGCCCCCTAAAAGCTGTGCCAATGCTGTGTCTGTGTTGCCGCCGTTCGAGAACGCGAGTACGAGCGCGTCCGCCCGGTCTGGGGAACGGTGGATGCGCTTCTTGTACACGCGCTTTTCTTCGAGAATAATCTGGTCACGGCTGTTGAGCAGGTATTTCCGGGTGGAAAGCTGCGCCGCTAGTTCGTCGTCTTGCGGAAGGGAAATGTCTCCGTCAACGAGCCGCTGCTTTAGCCCGCACCATTGCTCCGTCGCCCAATTCGCGTAATGCTCCTTGTCTCGCGGTGCGCCTCCGTTGTGGCAGGCCCGCACGTCGATGTTGAGCCCTTCCTCGGAAATAACCTCGCGTAGCCTGTCTGTCACGCCGCCGCCGACGCCGTCGTCGTCGATGTGGATAGTCGCCGCCGGTTTTGCGTGCTCGCGCATGATGCCCTTCGTAACGGAAAGAATCTTGCCGCAGGTCGTCATGGTGTCCTGTTTCGTGTAGTGGAACAGGCCGAGAACCTTTGCGCCGATGCGCGGCACGATGATTGTTTCGTCGTCGCCGAATCGCGCAATATCCGCGCCGACGTCGAGCATGGTGTCGCTGTCGGCCTCCGTCTCTGCGTCCCGCATCATCGCTGCTTCGACAAGTTCGAGCGGGATTAGGCCATCCGGCTCTGCTTTCGGGAACTCGCCGAGCACGCGCACGCGGACGACGTCGCTGTCCTCTCCGTACTGCTTGATGAGCCGTTGACTGTATTCGTCCGCGACGCGCTCTGCCTCGAAGCATGAAACCTTCTTCGTCCAGTATATTTCCCTGTCCTCGAAGAAAGATCGCTTGAATACGCCGCTATTCTTTGTGGGGTTGCCGCAAAGAATGAGTTTCGCG